ACTGTACTGCTCCGGTGTGTATAAAGGCATACGGGCTGTAGGCCGCGTAGCTACTGAGGTCACTACAGGAATAAGTGTACCTGACGTATGTGACACGATTGACGAGGTTGTGGAGGAAGACTCCGAGGGAAAGTAATTAACGAACTAGAGGCACTTATAAAAGTGTATTTGTTACTACAATGAAACTAGGTGGACTGCTCAAATCACTCGCCCCTACCATAGCTAATGCGGCTGGTGGGCCTCTTTCTGGCATGGCTGTGAAAATGGTAGCTAAGAAATTAGGTTTACCAGATACAGCAACGGCTAATGAAATAGAAGACCTTGTTGAGCGTGAGCCTGATAAAGCAGTAATGATTAAAGAAGCTGATAAAGATTTTAAAAATAAAATTAAAGAAATGGAAATCGATTTAGACAGCTTTAAAGTTGAAGTAGAAGACAGAAAACACGCAAGAGAAACTTTTAAAAATGATTGGACACCCAAAGTGTTTGGGATACTGGCGTTACTGCTGTACGGAGCGTATGTATTGACAGTAACAATAATGCCTCACGATCAAAATGACGAGACTATAATCTCGTTGGTGTTAGGCCAACTGAGCGGTATTCTGGGGACTATGGCGGCTTTTTGGTTCTCTGGGTCGAGCACAAAGTGAAAAAAATGAAAAAGTTAATCGCCATGCTAAAGCGCCATGAAGGTGTAGAAACACACGCTTACGAATGCTCTGAAGGCAAAATTACCGTGGGGGTAGGACGAAACATAGACCAACGGGGCGGCATGGGGCTGTCACCTGATGAAGTTAATTACTTACTAGAGAATGATATTGAGCGTGTAATCAAAGAGTTAGCTGGAGAGTACCCGTGGTTTAACGATCTTGATGATGTGCGTAAAGATGCTATGATCGATATTAGTTTTAACCTTGGGGCAACTCGTTTACGAGGCTTTAAACGCGCTCTTTCGGCAATGGAAAGCGGTGACTACAAGGTAGCTGCTACAGAATTTTTAGACTCCAGATGGGCCAAACAAGTTGGTGGCAGAGCATTAGAACTTAGTGACTTAATTAAAACAGGCGAATACGTGGAATAACTATGCCGCTTAAGAAACTCCAATTAAAACCAGGCGTTAACCGAGAGAACACCCGCTATACCACAGAAGGTGGGTGGTACGAGTCCGACAAAGTGCGGTTTCGTCAGGGTATGCCTGAGAAGATTGGGGGATGGGAGCGCATCTCTGCTAACACGTTCCTAGGAGTGTGTCGTTCGCTCTGGAACTGGGTGACGTTAGGCAAACAAAATCTAATAAGCGTAGGTACTAACCTCAAGTACTACATAGAGCGTGGTGGGGCATATAACGATATTACCCCTATTAGGCTAACTACAGCAGCGGGAGATGTAACCTTTGCTGCTGTTAATACCTCTCCTATCCTTACGGTTTCTGACACTAGTCATGGGGCTGTTGTAGGAGATTTTGTTACTTATTCGGGTGCGGCGAGTTTGGGTGGGGTCATCACAGCGGCGGTGCTTAACATTGAATATGAAATAACTACTGTTATTAACGCTGACTCTTACACTATAACGGCTGCGGTTAACGCTAACGGTTCGGACACTGGCAACGGTGGAGCTTCTACCGTAGGTGCGTACCAACTCAATACTGGCTCGGCTACAGGCGTGCCGTTTACCGGTTGGGGCGCGGGTACATGGGGACAAGGCACTTGGGGTAACGGTGGTATAACTACTTCCCCTATTAGGCTTTGGAGCCAATCTAACTTTGGTGAGGACTTATTCTTCGCATACCGGGGTGGGCCTCTGTGTTACTGGGCGGCAAGTACCGGTGTAGGAGTGCGGGGTAAAACGATAGACACCACTAACTACCCTACTTCAGACGGTGTACCTACTGTAGCTAATATAGCCAGTGTGTCGGATATCTTTAGGTTTGCCTTTTGTTTTGGTACTAATGAGATAAACACAGCAGTCCTAGACCCTATGCTTATCCGTTGGTCAGACCAAGAAAACGTTTTTAACTGGAACCCCAGTACAGGCAACCTTACAGCGGGTAGTCTACGGGTTTCACACGGCACTGAAATAGTAGCGGTAGTTCAGGCTCGTCAGGAAGTATTGGTGTGGACAGATTCTGCCGTCTACTCTATGCAGTATATAGGTGGGGACATTGTGTGGAACGCCCAGTTGATGGGTAACAATCTTTCTATCTCTAGCCAAAATGCAGTGGCTTTTACCGGCAGTGCAGCTTACTGGATGGGTAAGGATAAGTTCTATAAATACGACGGTACGGTAATGACGCTGCCTTGCAATGTTAAACGATACGTTTTTAATGATATTAACACAGCACAGTTTAACCAAGTGGTGGCCGGTAACAACGAAGGATTCAACGAAGTCTGGTGGTTTTACCCATCTGCTGGTGTTACTACTAATGACCGTTACGTAGTCTACAACTACCAAGAAGATATTTGGTACTACGGCACACTAGCCCGAACCGCTTGGTTAGACTCAGGACTACGAGATAGGCCCATAGCGGCTACTTACAGTAACAACTTAGTAGACCATGAGAAAGGCAATGATGACAAGCAAACAGCGGTAACAGCGGCTATTGCAGCGTCGATTACTTCTTCCGAGTTTGATTTGGATGATGGGCATAGCTTTGTGCTGATTAACCGTATGCTGCCTGATGTGACCTTTGATGGCTCTAGTGCTGCTAATCCCGCAGCAATTATGACGATATCGCCCATGTCTAACTCAGGGTCGGGGTACAACAACCCGCTGTCTGAGGGGGGTAATTCAAGTGCTACGGTAACGCGTTCTGCAACAGTGCCAATAGAGCAGTTTACAGGGCAAGTGTATTTACGAGTACGAGGTAGGCAGATTGCATTTACAATGGAGTCTACAGCAGAGGGGGTAGCTTGGCAGTTAGGTTCTCCGCGCTTAGATATGCGTCCTGATGGTAGACGGTAATGCCTACTTCAACAGACAGCAGTAACAGAGTAGTTGCGCCAGCCTTACCTACTGGCCCAGAAACATATAACAGAAGCTATGTAGATCGTTTTAATAACATTTTACGTCTATATTTCAACCAGATAGACAACGCATTGAGGAACGCTGTGGCAAATACAGTACCATACGGTTTACGGGTAGCCCAAGGCACAGTCACTGGCGCTACTGCCCTAAACAAATTTGGCTTTAATGCTGATGTAGACACTACCGAAGAAACTGTATGGACAGAAGGAGGTAGCCTTAATTACCCTCCTGCCGCAGGAGAAGTCTATATATCTAGCAGTAACACCAACGATGTAGCTGGTTCAGGTACTGGGGTGCGTACCATAAAGGTACAGGGTCTGGACGCTAACTACACGGAAATCGAAGAAGACATTTCACTGAACGGGCAGACACAGGTAATTACTACTAAGGAATATCTACGTATATATAGAGCTTATACACTTACTAGTGGCTCAAATGGGGCAAGTGCGGGTACAATCTACGTCGGTACAACTGGGGCAACAGCGGGTGTACCACCTACTGTGTATGCTAGTTTTGGTGCTTCTAACCAAACACAGATGGCGACTTTTACCGTACCGGCAAACAAAACTTTGTATGTAGATGATGTTGTTTTTACAGCAGCCATATCACTAGCCAACAATTCGGCAACTGTAAAATTGGTAACACGAGAGTTTGGAACTAATTCTTTTAGGACACGGGTAATAGAAACAGTGCAAAGCAACAGTAATAGCGTTCCGTTTACTTATCCTTTAGCCATACCAGCTAAAACGGATATTGAATGCCGTGCTTTAGCATCCAGTAACAACAACCAGATAAGCGCCTCCTTTCAAGGCGTGTTGATAGACGGGTAGATATGGCTAAAGGGTTTAACATAGTTGACTACGTTCTTGCTCAAGCTGCGGACAGCCCTGTAAAAAAGTTTGACGGCGGCGGCGGTGTGGATGGCAGTGGCAGCATTGTAGGTCAAATTTTTGCTCAACAACCTACTGGAGGTATGAACTTTGGCCCAAGCTCCAATAGTATGCTTGGTGGTTCCTCACCTTTGGGGGGAGTAGGGTTTAGCAGCGGTGCTTTAGATTCCACATATGCTGAGTTAGACCCCGGTTTAGACCCTGCTATGACAGAAGAAGAAAAGCAAATAGAAGCCGCACAAGCATATATAGATGCAGTAGCTGTTTACATGGATGGAAATAAGCCCCAAACGATAGCTAAAGTTGACTTAGACAATGCCAAACAAGCCTTAGTGGATTTAGGTGTTTCTCGAAACCAAATAGAAAGCGTTACAAACCCTAAATTTCCAGAAGGTATAGACGCATCCCGTGGTATATCAGGAGTCATGGGGCCATCGGTAGGTGGAGCACTTGGAAGTGTTGCTGACACAGTAATTGATAAATATGGTACAGGCGCACTTAAAGCATTGGACGCTTACACAAGTCTTTTTGGTTACGATGCAGATGAGCTTTTAAAAGATAGCTCCGTGGCTTTTAACCCCCTTGCTCCGGGCGCTACTTATATTTTTGGAGAAGACGGTAAAGTCCGAACAACTCCTTTAGGAACAACTTCTGCTGGAAATCCTGTGGTTTTAAGTGGCCCAATAGGTGCAGCGGGGTCTGTAATTGGTGATTTAGCAAGGGGGGATATAGGCATAGCAGGGATACCCGGAGCTATAGTAGATGCAGTAGGTGGCCCAGTAGGTGCAATTCAAACAATAGCTGGTGCGTTAAATGTTGCTGATGATAACCAGACCAAAGATAAAGTAACACTAGATACTACAGGTATAGCAGGTTCTCTTTTAGGCGATAAAGATAAAACTACAACTACAACTACAACACCTACAAGTGACACAGGCAACGTAGCTACAAAGACGGACACTCTTACGCCACCTTCTAAAGACAGAGTTTTACTGCCTGACCCAACAGTTACTAAAGAAAGAGTTTTACTGCCTGACCCAACAGCTCAAGACTTAGATGTAGCTGAAATCATACGGACTAACGCAGGGACGGACGTAGCAGTTACTCCTGCGGTAGCACCGGAAATAAAAACCTCTGCTTCTCCTGCTGGTGGGGGAAGTAGCAATGGAGGGAGTGGTCTACCTGCTGGCGGCGGTGGTATAGCAGAAATAGCGGGAGAACCGGGTGAGTTAGTAGAGATACAAAACTACATAGATATGACAGATTCATTAGATGCAATGATTGCACAAATGACCCAAGAGGAAGAGGAAGATGAACTACCTGATTATCCGTATAGCGGAGGTGGTGCTGTGAAGAGATTTAGTGGAACCGCAGGTAGTGCTGTGAGCGCATATCCCCCCGCAAGTTTAGTACCAGAAGAAGACGGTGGCACAATGAAAACCGGAAAAAGCATCTTCCAGAAAGGTTTACCTGCTCTCATAGGTGCAGGATTAGGTGCGGCGTTTGGGTTGACTGACAAAGATGATCCTAATCCTTCAGGTTACCAAGGAGGTATTCCTGAGTATAAATATAACCGTTCTCTTGTACCTGGCATTTTTGACCCTTCTGATCGCAGACCCGGCAGTGCAGGTAGGTCTTACTTTACGCAGGGGGCTTATGACCCAACAATGGAAACGGTAGACGGCGTAGAAGTACAGAGCACGCTAGGTGGGGCGCAACGACGAGCCGATGCAGTAGATGCAGCTACGCAACAAGCTACACAAGATGCACTATACCAACAAATATATGATGACTTTGTAGCTTTGCAACCTGGAGATGACACACCAGGGTCGGGAAGTATGGAAGCTGCTGCTGCTGGCATGGGCGCTGCTCAAGACGTTGCCGCCGCTGCTACACCTGCACCTACGCCTATTTCAGCCACGCCTACTGGTGGTGGGACACCAATCCCTAGTGACATTACTTTTAGTCCCGAGGTTACTGCTGAAGACTTTGCTATAGGGGCTGCTACTGGGCCACTTCAGGAACCTACACCTTTGGAGTCTTATAATGCTATTGCAGTAGACGACGATTACTCTCCCGAAGAAGTAGATTTAGTTACGTCACTTATTAGTTCAGAAGACATACAAATTCCTGATGTAGCAGGGCGTTTTAATGTGAGCACCGGAGATATAGTAGAGGATTTACTTAGAAACCAAGGGTTTACACCTCCACAAGTAGTAAATCTATTGCAGCCGACTAACCCTAATATCACTGAAGAGACATTAATGGTGGAGTTGTTGCTAGGGGGGCACACTACCCCAGAAGAAGTAGCAACCTACTACCAAACTCAGTTCCCCGGTATAACACCAGAGCAAGTTAGTGCTAACCTTACACAATACACAGACACGCAAACACTAGCTCAGGGTGGGATGCTCCAAGGGAATGGCTACTATTTAGGTGGTACAACTGATGGGATGGCAGATCAAATCCCTGCTACAATAGATAACTCGCAACCCGCTGCTTTAAGCGATGGTGAATTTGTAGTACCTGCTGACGTAGTAAGTCATTTAGGTAATGGCAACTCAGAAGCTGGGGCTACGCAACTGTATTCAATGATGGACAGAGTACGTAAGAAGCGCACTGGTACTGTTAAGCAAGGTACTGAAATTAACCCAATGCAACAGCTTCCCGCGTAAGGAACTAATTATGACAACTAGAACTGGTTTAGAATCGTCCTTATCTCCTTGGGCTGGCCCTTATGTCACTGATATGTTGGGCAAAGGCAAAGCTCTAGCTGAGACTCCGTATCAAGGGTATGGTGGGGAACTAGTAGCAGGTGCTTCTCCTTTACAGTCTAGAGCTTTTCAAGGGCTTGGCAGTTTAGGTATACCGCAAGCTACGATGAGTGGTACGTTTAGTGGCACTCCTTACACCCCTCCTACGTCTGAAAGCATATTAGATATAGGGTTTACAGCTACCCCTGAACAACAAGCACAAATACAAGCTTATGGTGATGCAAGTATGGCAGGGAGGAACTATTTTGACTCTCCCGCACAAAGCCAAAGTTATAATTCTTTTGGTGTAAGCCCAGTAGACGGTTTACCAAGTCAACCTTTAGGTACAGGAATAATGGGCGCAATGGGTATGCAGCCCCAACAACCCAATATGTTACAGCAGTACATGAACCCATACTTAGAGGGTGCTCTTGCTCCACAGTACGCACAAGCACAGAAAGATTTCCAGAAAGCCCAACGTGATTTACAAAGCAGGTATTCCCAAGCAGGAGCCTATGGTGGAAGCAGGCAGGGAGTAGCGGAAGGTGAGTTGATGAGCGGTGCTTTACAAAACTTATCCGCTATAACTGGCAGGGGTTACGAGCAAGCGTACGATAAAGCAGTAGATCAGTTTACTAAAGACAGAGATTATGGACTTGGTGCGCTGAAAGACATGGCAGACATGGGTGCTGAAGAACGACAGATTAGACAACAAGGTAATATAGCAGACATAGCGCAGTTTGAAGCTGAACGAGACGACCCGTTCAAGAAACTTCAGTACCAACAGTCATTACTGCAAGGACTGCCTATCTCTACACAGGCGTACAACTACACTGAGCCTAGTGGTTTACAAAACGCTGCAAGTGGCGCAGGTAGTGTGCTGGATTTAATGGATAGACTGGGTTTTGATTTTGGAGGTATTTTTAAATGATTCAACAACGACCCCCAATGCAACCTCCAATGCAACCTCCAATGCAACCTCCAATGCAACCTCCAATGCAACAACGACCTCCCATGCAGAGGCCACAAGTTCCTCCCCAGATGGCACGCTCCCCACAGTTTGGGGCAGCTAAACAAGTGGTTATGGAAGGGCTTCCTCAAATTTACCAACAGCTAGAGGAGTTAGTAACCCTTAAGGCAGTGGATTTGGTTAACAGCGCAGACCGCCAAGAAGCCATGAATGGCGATCCTGGTGCGAACAACATGCAGGTTGACGAAGGAAGCATTAAAAGTGAAGCCCAGCAAGGCATAATGAATGCACTAGCAGGTATGCAACGCCAGCAACCTATGGGCCTACCTCAGTTACCTGCTAACAATATGGCGGTAAGAGCTGCCGCACAGGGTGGGATTGTTGGGTTTAAGGAAGGCGGGATAATGCTTGACAAACCCCTTGCTTCAACGTTAGAGCAACAACGCGAACGATACAAAATGCTTAAAGAACTAGAAGCTAAGTACATGGCAGAAGGGAATCAAGAAGCATTAAATAATGTGCGTCGTGAGCTAGAGAACTATGAAGGTAGTATGGCAGCTCAACCTCCCAAACCTACTCCAGAGAACACTCTACAGATGGCTGGCGGTGGAATCGTTGCGTTTAATCCGGGTGGCTCTGTAGAAATAGACGGTACACAAGTGCCTGTTTATCAACAGCAATTTAGAGATTTTACCGAGCCTTCAGACCAGCAAAAAGATTTTGAAGAGATTGTGTCATGGATACAGACGTACAACGTTGAGCCTGAAATAGCAAATACTATATTAAGAAACCCAAATAGTGTGGCGGGGGATCAAATAGATACTCTTAAGCAGGTTTTAGTAGGAGCAGGGGGTCGAACCTTAGACGAAATAAACCGCATGATAGCTAACTTTCCTTCTTTTAATACAGGGCAAAACGTTAACCCTAGAGGGGAACGTGATTTCTCACGTCTAGAAGATTCCCCAGAACCACAAGGGCTTATGGCGTTAAGCCAACGTAGAGCTGAAGAGAATGAAGAACGTAGACGTGCAAATAGACCACAGCCCATGACCCCAGAAGAAATAGCACGGCAAAGAGTTATGGCGGGTTTATCCTCTGGTGTTGAAGAACCCCCACTGTCAGAGTTTCAACAAAGCTTAGTCGATGCTAGAGAAGCTAATGTAGGGCAGCAATTACGTGATGCTCAACAACGATCAACAAATAGACAATTAGATTTAGAAAACAGAGAAATAGATTTTCTTAATACAGTTTCTGGTGAAAGCGATAGAATGCTCGGGTCGGAAGATCAAACCATTGATGAGGCAATGCCGGGTATGCGTGGTTTTCTTGAACAGAATTTTGGAGTGCATAGGTCTCCTAGTCTAGGTATTGTTAACGCCCTCAAAAATTTTGGAGAAGGTTTTGGTATAGAAAATTTTAGACCAACAGATGAACAACGTAGTGCGGCTTTTCCAAGACTTACACAATATGGCGATGATGCTTCTTTTGCTACACGTTTTGGAGCTGGATTAAGAGACACATTGGGTTTGCCGGGTAAAGCGGTGGATGCAGTGGGTGATGTAATAGAACCTGTAACTACTGACTTTGTTGAAGGTTTTACTCAGGATGGGCCTTCAAGCGCAGAAGTAGCTACAGAAGTAATTGAAACTAGCCCCGAATCTTTAAAGCTTGAGCCTCCTAGTACAGCAGGATTTAAAAGCGTACCGGTAGAGGTTGAAGAAGAAGAAGAAGACCTTACAATAGTAACAACTGCCTCTAGCGAAGAAGCATTGGCTGATGTACAAGCTACTGACCCAGAGTCTTCTATCTTCGATAAGAAACTAGAAGAAATAATGAAACGATCTAAGAGTCCCATACGCACCATTGCTACATTCCTGCAAGGGTATGGTGAAGGTAAGTTTACAGGGGCAAGTAAAGCTATGCGTGCTGCGGAAGCGCAGTATGACAACATGGAAATGGACTTGCTTAAACTACAGCAAGCTAACCGTATTTCTGAGCAACAGTTTGATATTAATATGCAGAAGATTGCTAACGAGAGAAAACAGCTTAAGATTACGGAAGACAGATACATTACCCAAGGTGAGAATGAAGCAGCTAGAGTAAAAGCAACTGAAAAGTATTACGAAGTTCTAGCTTCCGGGCAAACTACTGGTTTGCAACAGGCATTACTGGACGCAATAGTTGCCTACGACGGAAGCACTTTATATTACACTGATCTTGCTGCTGAACTAGACGTAGATGTAACAGATTTGGATAAAGTAAAAAACCGACAAGCAGTGCAAGATGCACAAAGTAGGATAAGGGAAAACTACAGGCAACGCCTATTAAGCGGGTCAAGGACAAGTGCAGGTGCAGGGACAAACATTAATACTGCATTGCCTGAAGGTGTAACTGTAACTCGACAGGATTAACAAGTCATGCCTACATTTACAGTGCAGCTTCAAGATGGAAATAAGTATGATGTTGAAGCTCCAGAAGGTACAACTGATGCTCAAGCGTATCAATATGCTCTTAGTCAAGTTCCCCCAGCTACTCCCGAACTAGGTTTAATGGACACCTTCGGTGGTGGTGTATCACGAGGCTTGTCCCGTTTGGGTTCCACTTTTACTGACATCATCCCTGCTATGGCGGGGAGTGCCATTGGCGCAGACGAATATGCTGAAGAACAGTTTGCTGAAGCAGCAGAAAAGCAACGAGTAAGTGAGCTGTTTAACCCCACCCAGTTTGCCAGTTATAAAGACGTAGAAGGCATTGGAGACTTCACCCGTTTTGTGGGTGAAACTATTGGTGAGCAGGTGGGTAACCTTGGTCTTACCATAGGAACAATCTTGACAGGCGGAACTGCCGCACCCGCATTGTTAGGGGGTAGAGCTTTAGCTACTAAAGCAGTAACAGAAGCAGCAAAAAAAGCAGCTGCTACTACGGTGGCTAAACAAGCCGCTACCGGACAACTAGCAGGAGCGGGGTTTGGCTCTTATGCACTTAACGCACCCGAAGTCTTTGAAAACATCTACCGTGAAACAGGTGAAACAGCCCCCGGTACAGCACTTATTTTTGGTGCAGGAGCAGCGGCACTAGACTCGGTACTACCTGCTGCATTAGC